GTCCTCGGACTTCTTGCGGAGATGAAAAAGTGAACCTCGGCGAGCTCGTCGCGGAGCAATGGCTCGCTCGGCAATTACAGATCGGCCTCAATTGGGACTCGGGTGTCACGACGCGCGAGCAGCGCCGCGACCTTATCCGCCGCGCGATTCTCCTACAGGGGCTCGCCAACGAGCGCGCCGGTTTTCGTCGCGGTTATCCCGAGACCTGGGCGCAGCTCTTCGAGCGCGTCTTTCGCCAACCCTTGACCATCACGGAGCAGACGACCGATGCAGTATGACAACACCAACAGCGGCCTCCTCGCGAAAAACAAGCGCAAGGAGAAGGACACGCACCCGGACTACTCCGGCTCGATCAACGTCGACGGCGTGGAGTACTGGCTCTCGGGATGGTTGAAGACCGGCAAGGAGGGCTCAAAGCTCGCGGGCGAGAAGTTCTTCTCGCTTTCCGTGCGACCAAAAGATCAGCAGCGCGCGGCGGCTCCTGCTCCGGCACCGGCTTCCGGCCCGGCTGACGACTTCAACGACGACATCCCATTCTGAACGGTATGACGCAGGACCGCTCGAGGCCGTTCTCCGCGCTCACGTCTACGCATGGCGATCACCTCGGCGACAAACGGCGGCCAACTCCGCACCGTGGCGTTACCGCCGGAGCTGCGCGCCGGTCAACGACGCGAGTTTATGGAGGCAGTAGAGAGGTGATCCGTTCATTGCGCCAATTGCGCCGTCATTGCGCCGATACCCCGCGGCGCGTTCAACGTGAGGCGGACAGGTGGGCGCGCAATTTCAATTGCGCCGCCCCCCACGCTATAGGCGGCGACTGTTTGATTGACCCCCTCAAGACGGCGCAATACCCACTCCAAAAGTCGACCAATGCGCCGCCAATGCGCCGATACCTCGCGGCGCGTTTCGCCGTTCGGCGCTGGCACGAGCGCGCGTCCGAAATGTCCGAACGTGTCCGAAAGGACGGAATCGGACGCCCCTTGGACATCACGAAGGACGGCAAGCGATGAAGCCCTGGGACGCTTTTGTGTCGATCGCGCAAGTGTCGCTGATCATGGTCCTCACCGGCGGATTGCTCGGCATAGGGATCGGCGCCTTCGCAGCGGCCGCGACTTGGGTCTACCGGGTCCTCACTTGACGCATGGCGTTTACCGTCGACATCAATCCGCGCGTACACAAGGAGTCGCAGACGCTCGCGTCGAGCGTCAACCTGGGACGCCGCGGCGACAGGATGTCAATCTACGCGACATTTCGGCAATTAACGCGGAGGTCGGGAACGAGGTGATCCATCTGGAGTTCACGCTTCCCTGGCCTCCCTCGGTGAATCACTACTGGCGCAACTTCCGCGGGCGCATGGTGATCGGTGCTCGAGGTCGCGCTTATCGCAAGGCCGCGATCGATGCGATCGGTGACCAGGCTGTCCCGGTCGAAGGCATCGGCGGGCCGCTCAAGGTCGAGCTCCTGGCGCATCCGCCGGATCGACGCCGACGCGATCTCGACAACCTACAGAAGGCGCTGCTCGACTCCATCGTCGCGGCGGGCGTCATCGAAGACGACAGCAACATCGACGACCTCCGCGTAGTTCGCGGCCCGGTCTTCCCAGGCGGGAAGGTCGCAGTCGTCATTCGACCGTACACCTCGGAGATCAACTTCACGACACGCAGGGGATCTGAACCGTGAGCACCGCAACCGCTGACGCCTACGAACGCAAACCGAAAAACGCGACAGACGTGACGGCTTTCGTCGATGCCAGGATGTACCAGTGGGCAAGGTTCGCCCGCGATCGCTTGAGCTCTCTCGGCTTTCCGAGGGAGTCAATCAGCACCAAGCTCCTGCGAGAGATCGTGCTCGGCATCAACTCGCCCTCGGGCTATGCGCCCGACACGACCTGGCCGCATGACGTCGTCGCCGTTGAGCGATGCGTCGCGAACCTGTGCAAGGGGCGGCAGCTCTGGGCGCAGATCATCGAGGTCACCTACCTCACGCCAAGAGACGAGCCGAACGAGGCGCGAGCCCGACGCATGGGCATCAACGATCGAACCTACAAGGAACTGCTCGCGCGCTTTCGGACCGCGATGTTTGGGGCGCTGATCATGGAAGACGGATCGGCGCGCAAAGGGGCTTGAAGACGTCTTTCGTGTGAGGAAAATGAAGCAACCTCGACTGTGGTCGAGGGAAACGCATCGCGACCGTCTCTACGGTCGGCGATGGCGAGCAGCCCGCCAGGCGCACCTGGCAGGGCATCCGCTCTGCGTCTACTGCGCCGCTCTTGGCCGAGTGACCGCCGCCTCTGTCGTCGATCACATCGTGCCGCACAAAGGCTGCGAGACGCTCTTCTGGGACGCGAACAACTGGCAGTCACTCTGCCAACCGTGCCACGACGGAGCGAAGGCGCAGCTCGAGCAGACAGGAACGCTGCGGGGGTGCGACACCTCGGGCGTCCCGGTCGATCCCGACCATCCCTGGAATTTTTAAAAGAGAGGGAGGGGGGAGTCGAATCTCTACGGCGCGACGCTTGGACACCGAGCGCGTGCTTGTCATGTGCTAATCGGCAAGGAACCCGAACATGCAGCAGCGCGGACGCAGGAGCGGGGAGAGCCTCTCTGTCGTGCGAGTAGCACCCCAGGAGAGGGTCGCACCGCCCGACCGGCTTACAGACGAGCAGAGCGCCATCTGGCGCGAGATTGTCTCCTCGAAGCCCGCCGACTGGTTCGGCGCCGACAACCTCGGCCTCCTTGAGCAGTACTGCGTCGTGCAGTCCGAATCGAGGCGCGTCGCAGCCAAGCTGCGCGAAGTGGGCCCGGAATGCCTAGACGACTACGACCGACTAATCAGCCTCCAGGTGAAGATCGGCGGACAGCTCGCAAGCCTGGCGACGAAGATGCGGCTCACGCAGCAGAGCAGATACGGCGCCCGCGCGGCAGCAACCGCAAGCGATCGGACGGCGACGAAGAAGCCCTGGGAGTTCGGGAGCTAACACGCGGAGATCGCAACGTCGCCTGGATCGAGGCGGCGTGCCGGGTGCCGGAAGGCGCCCTGGTAGGTCAGCCCGTCAAGCTGCGCGAGTGGCAGCGCGACATCATCCGCGGCATCTACGACTCGCCGACGCGACGAGCGATCGTCAGCTTCGGCCGCAAGAACGGCAAGACCTCGATCTCGGCGTTCCTGCTGCTGCTGCACCTCTGCGGCCCGGAAGCTCGAGCGAACTCGCAGCTCTTCTCGGCGGCGCAGTCGCGCGACCAGGCGGCGATCTTGTTCTCGCTTGCCGCGAAGATTGTCCGCATGTCGCCGGATCTGAACGCGGTCGTCGCGGTGAGGGACACGGCGAAGCAGCTCTACTGCCAGGAGCTCGGGACACTATACCGGGCGCTTTCGGCAGAAGCCTCGACGGCCTACGGTCTGTCTCCCGTGTTCACCGTGCACGACGAGCTCGGCCAGGTGAAGGGGCCGCGCAGCGAACTCTACGAGGCGCTCGAGACCGCAAGCGGCGCCCAGGCAGAGCCGCTCTCGATTGTGATCTCGACCCAGGCGCCGACCGACGCAGATCTTCTGTCGGTGCTGATCGACGACGCAAAGAGCGGCGCCGATCCGAAGACGAAGCTCTTCATGTTCTCGGCGAACGAGTCGATGGACCCGTTCTCCGAGGATGCGATGCGCGCCGCGAATCCTGCGTTCGGCGACTTTTTGAATCCGACCGAGGTGCGCGAGCAAGCGGCGGCGGCGAAGCGAATGCCGTCTCGCGAAAGCTCGTATCGGAACCTCGTGTTGAATCAGCGCGTCGACCAGACGGCGCCGTTCGTCCCTCGGGCGATCTGGCTCCGCAACAGTCGCGAGCCGGACGACGCGGCGTTCTACGAGAACCCGATCTTTGTCGGGCTCGATCTGTCGGCGCGTAACGACTTGACCGCGATGGTCGCCGTCGCTCGAGACAGCTCGGGCGCCTGGCACGTCCGGCCGATCTTCTTTGCACCGGCGCTCGGTCTGACGGATCGAGCCTCGAGGGATCGCGCACCGTATGACGTCTGGAGAGACCGCGGGTTTTTGGTGGCAACGCCTGGCGCGAGCGTCGACTACGCAACCGTCGCCGAGCAGCTCTGCCAACTCTGCGACGACGGTGACGTCGCTGCGATCGCCTTCGATCGGTGGCGGATGGACGTCTTCAAGACCGAACTCTCCAGGATCGGCCGCGAGCTACCGCTTGTCGAGTTCGGACAGGGTTATCGGGACATGGCTCCGGCGCTCGATGCGCTCGAGGGTGAGCTTATGGCGGAGCGGGTGTTCCACGGCGGACACCCGGTGTTGACCTGGTGCGCGGCGAATGCCGTCGCGACACGCGATGCTGCGGGCAACCGCAAGCTCGACAAGGCGAAGGCGACCGGCCGCATCGACGGCATGGTCGCTCTCGCGATGGCGATCGGAGCGGCCGCTAAAGCGGCGCCGACCGTCAACGGGCCGAGCGTCTACGAAGAGCGCGGCATCCTTACACTCTAGCGAGGTTTCTCTGTGGCTTGGATCGATCGAATCTTGCGCCGGAAGAGCGCGGGACAGACGGCGCTCGACCGTCTGATCATGCGCCTCGAGGGCACAAGCTCGGCATCGGGCGTGCACGTCAACGAGCGGACCGCGATGCGCGTCGCCGCCGTGTATGCGTGCGTGCGCGTGATCGCCGAGACGATCGGCTCGATGCCGCTCAACATGTACCGCCGCCGCGCCGATGGTGGGCGCGAGCGCGCTCCCGAGCATCCGCTCCAGATCCTTCTGCACGATCGCCCGAACTCCTGGCAGACCGCGCAGGAGTTTCGCGAAATGCTGACCGAACACGCGCTCCTTCGCGGCGCCGGGTTCGCGTACATCAACTGGCGCTCGCGCGCCTCTAACATCGTAGACGAGCTGATTCCGCTACACCCGGATCGCATCACTATCAAGCAGCTCCCGGATATGCAGCTCGTCTACGAGCTACGCAGAGAGCAGGGCGACACGATCACCCTGCTCGCCGAGGACGTCTTCACGCTTCGATACAGAACAAGCGACGGCGTGCAACCGCAGGGAGTGATCGAGGCCGGTCGCGATGCGATCGGTGTCGCTTACGCGACCCAGGAATACGCGGGCCGGTTCTACCGGAACGACGCGACTCCTGGAGTGATTCTCAAGCATCCGCAAAAGCTCTCGGCCGAGGCCGCGGGGCGATTGAAGGACACCTGGAACTCGGCCTACGCGGGCAGCGGCAACACCCGCCGCACCGCGCTCCTCGAGGAGGGCATGTCGATCGAGCGGCTCTCGCTCTCGAACGACGACTCGCAGTTCCTCCAGACGCGCGAGTTCCAACGCTCCGAGATCGCGGGCCTGTTCCGTGTCCCTCCGCACATGATCGGCGATCTCTCGCGCGCGACGTTCTCGAACATCGAGCACCAGTCGCTCGACTTCCTGGCGCACTGCATCGGGCCCTGGATGGCGCGATGGGAGCAGTCGATCACGCGGGATCTGATCACGGCGCCGAACATCTACTTCCCGAAGCTCTCCGCCGAGGGACTGCTGCGCGGTGACATCAAGTCGCGATACGACGCCTACGCGATCGGGCGCAATTGGGGATGGCTCTCTGTCAACGACATCCGCGCGCTCGAGGATATGAACCCGATCGACGAGGGCGATGTGTATCTGCAACCGCTCAACATGACCGCGGCAGGAATGCCGCCGAACAACGACGTCGCGCCGCCTGGCGCGGCATGAGGACACGACATGGAAACGAAACGATTCAACGTCGCCGCCGAGATCAAGGCGGTCGATGATTCCGGGGTGATCGAGGGATATGGCTCCGTCTTCGGAAACCTCGACAGCTACAGCGACATCGTCGCGCCTGGCGCGTTCGCGAAGTCGCTCGAGGAGGCGAAGGCCTCCGGCCGGATGCCCGCGATGCTCTGGCAGCACAACCCGGACGAGCCGATCGGCGTGTGGGTCGAGATGCGCGAAGACGATCGCGGTCTCTTCGTGAAGGGCAAGCTCGCCGAGACGCAGCGCGGCAAAGAGGCGCGAGAGCTCATCAAGCTCGGCGCGCTGACCGGGCTGTCGATCGGTTACACGACCCGCACCTACCAGGTCGACCGCGAGAACGACTCGCGCGTGTTGACCGATGTGCAGCTCTGGGAGGTTTCGCCGGTGACATTCCCGGCCAACTCCGAGGCGCGCATCACCGGCGTCAAGGCTGACGCAATCAGCTCGCCCAAAGATTTCGAGAGGTTCCTGCGTGACGCCGGATTCTCTCGTCGAGAAGCCAAGCAGATCACAGCGCATGGCTTCGGTGAGTCGGATCTGCGTGACGCAGAGACCGACGCCACTGTCGATGACGATGTGACCGCCGCTCTCCAGGAGCTTCTCGGAAGACTCCGAGACTGACCGGAAGCGCAACGCAGCAAAAACCCCAGGGCCCGAAAGGGCCTTTTTTCTTTTTAGGAGAAACGAAAATGTCCACAGAGATCAAGAGCGTCATCGAGACGCTCGGCCGCGAGTGGGAAGCCTTCAAGGCTGCCGACGCTGCCACGAAGAGCCGCTCGGAATCCGAGCGCAAGGAGATCCTCGAGAAGATCGACGGCGCCCTCAACAGCGCCATCGAGGCCAAGAAGTCGGCCGAAGATGCCGCAGCAAAGGCTGCGCGGTTCGCCGTGTCTGGCTCGAGCGAGGGCAAGAAGGAAGACGAGCACAAGTCGGCCTTCGTGAACTACATCCGCAGCCCGCGCGACCAGAAGGCGATCGCCGCCCTCCAGGACGCGGAGCGCAAGGCTGTATACACGACCGGCTCGGGCGGTTCTGCTGCGGGCGGCTACGCCGTGCCGGAGGAGATTTCGCGCGCCATCATCACGCAGCTCACCAACGTCTCGCCGATGCGCCAGGTCGCCTCGGTCGTGACGGCGTCGAGCCCGGACTATAAGGTCCTGGTCGATACGCTCGGCACGGGCACTGCGTGGGCCGGTGAGAACGGCGCCCGCTCGGAGAGCAACACGCCGTCGCTCGGCGAAGTGGCTCCGACCTTCGGCACGCTCTACGCCTACCCGAAGGCCTCCGAGGAGTCACTGAACGACATCTTCTTCGATGTCGCCGGATGGCTCACGAACTCGGTCTCGGTCGCGTTTGCCGCTGCTGAAGGCACCGCCTTCACCTCGGGCAACGGCACCAACAAGCCGACCGGCTTGATGGTTGCGACCAAGAGCGCGAACGACGATGCGAGCCTCGCGTTCGGTTCGCACCAGTTCGTGCTCTCGGGCGGCGCCTCGGACTTCGCGGCCTCCAACCCGTCGGACGCTTTGATCACCTTGATCCACAAGCTGAAGGCGGGCTACCGCGCGAACGCTCGGTTCATGATGAACAAGGGCGTCCTCGCGTCGGTTCGCAAGTTCAAGGATGCCGAGGGCAACTACCTCTGGTCGCCGGGCCTTGCTGCCGGTATGCCGAGCACGCTGCTCGGTTACGCGGTGGTCGAGAACGAGGACATGGCCGATGTGGCCGCGAATGCGTTCCCGATCGCCTTCGGTGACTTCCGTGCGGGTTACACGATTGTCGACCTGGTCGGCCTTCGCGTGACGATGGACGAGGTCACCTCGCCGGGCCAGGTGAAGTGGATCTTCCGCAAGCGCGTCGGTGGCAAGGTCACCGACAACCAGGCGGTCAAGGTTCTCAAGATCGCCGCGGCCTAATCAGCCAGGAGCCAACCAGGGCGGGAGGGCAACCTCCCGCTCTGGTCTTCCGCATGAAGACTATCGTCAAGCATCCGTTCCGGGGCGTCCCGGACGGCGAATATCACGCGCGCGACTACCAGGTCGGCGACGAGCTCACGGGCGAACTCGCAGACGTCGCGCTTCTTAACGGATGGGCAGCTCGAGCAGGAGCGCCCGGTCCTACCGAAACCCAGGCGCTCGGCGGTGCGCCGGAACCGTTTCGCGAAACTCAAGGGACGACCGTGCGTCGTCGTCGCGAGCGGGCCTAGTCTTACCGCGCAGGACGTCGACTACTGCCGCGATCGCGCGGCGGTGATTGTCGTCAACGACAACTACAAGCTCGCACCCTGGGCCGACGTGCTCTACGCCGCGGACCCGGAATGGTGGGATCTCCACCAGGGCGCGCCGAGCTTCCAAGGTTTACGAGTAACGCAGGACGCCGGAGCCGCAAGACGGTGGCGCCTGCACTACATCGAGAGCGTCGACCGGCAGGGCTTCTCGCTCGAGCCTGGTCGCATACATCGCGGCGACAACTCGGGATTCCAGGCATTGAACATTGCCGTCCTCTCGAGCTGCGCGCCGATCGTCCTTCTCGGCTTTGACATGAAGATGTCGGGCTCGAGGCGGCATTGGTTCGGTGATCATCCAGGCGCGCTCAATAAGGGCTCGCCGTATCAGGTCTTCGCGTCGGCCTTTAACGAGGCGGCGCAACGTCATCCAGAGTTCGAGATTTACAACGCAACACGCGACTCGGCGCTTGAATGCTTCCCGCGGGCAGCACTCCGAGACGTGATCTAACAGGAGAGAAAAAATGTCCAAGGGCAATACATTCGAGAATGACCTGATGAAGCTGTTTTTCCAGGGCACGGCAATTGCCAACCTGGCAGACAACGCGGCAAGCTCGCCGAATACGAACCTCTACGTCTCGCTGCACACCGCCGATCCTGGCGAGGCGGGATCGCAGACGACGAGCGAGGCAAGCTACACCGGCTACGCTCGCGTCGCCGTCGCGCGCACCTCGGGCGGATGGACCGTGACGAACAACTCCGTCACGAACGCCGCCGCGATCACCTTCCCGCAATGCACCGGGGGTTCAAACACGATCTCCCATTTTGCGGTCGGCACGGCCTCGAGCGGCGCAGGGAAGATCCTGTACAAGGGCGAGCTCACCGCATCGCTCGCCGTGTCAAACCTGATCATCCCGGAATTCGCCTCGAGCACCCTCACGATCTCCGAGGAATAATCGAACGTGGCAACGATCGTCACTCGCGCGGGTAAGGGCGCCGCTCTTACTCACCAGGAAGTCGACGCCAACTTCACCGGCCTCAATACCGAGCTCGGGCAGAAGGAGGTCGCATCGAACAAGGGCGTCGCCAATGGCTACGCCTCCCTCGATGCCGCCGGGAAGGTTCCGTCCGCGCAGCTTCCGTCCTATGTGGACGATGTTGTCGAGGTCGCGAACTTTGCGTCGCTCCCTGGTACGGGCGAGACGGGCAAGATCTACGTCACGATCGACACGAATAAAACCTATCGATGGACTGGCTCGACCTACATCGAGATCAGCGCCTCGCCGGGCTCGACCGACTCGCTCGCGGAAGGGTCGACGAATCTCTACTTTACCCAGGCTCGAGCTCGCTCCTCCGTATCCGCGTCGGGGTCGTTGAGCTACAACAGCTCGACGGGCGTGATGTCCTTTACCGATGCGGTGACTTCCGTCGCCGGTCGAAGCGGCGCCGTCACGCTTACATCGAGCGACGTCGGGCTCGGTAACGTCGAGAACAAGAGCTCGTCGACGATTCGCGGTGAAATCACCTCGGGCAACGTCACGACCGCGCTCGGGTTTACGCCGTACAACGCGACAAACCCTAGCGGGTACATCACAAGCTCATCGCTGTCGAGCTATCTGCCGTTGAGCGGCGGCACAATCACGGGAACAGCGCTGCAAGTAGGCACGGCATTTACTTACGACAACCCCGGCGGTTGGAACACCAACATCGTTGCGGCTGGATCTGCACACGCACGATTTCGCTTGCGAGCAACATCGTATGCAGGAAGTGGCGATCGCGAAACGTATCTTTGGCTTGATAATAGCGTTACCCCGTCGACTGGCATGTATTCGACTGCGAGTACATTCGCTTTCGGCGGCAGCATCGGCACGGTTCAGGTCGCTGGAAATACGGTTCTCCACGCCGGTAATGCCAGCAGCTATTCCATCCCGGTCACCGGCGGGATAAACATCACCGGCTCGTATGGTCTAAACGACAGTAGGCTGTACCTCCGAACAAACGGCGACACTAACCACTACCTCTGGAACGCTGAAGACGACTGGGAAGAGCTTGTCGCATACAGTGGATCAGGATTCAGGGTAAAGTCCAGTAACGGAACATCTTTGATGACGTTCTCTACTGGAGCTGTAAACTCTGGCGTCGCGCTACAGCAAGGCGGAAACCAAGTCCTTCACGCTGGTAACTATACAAGCTACACCAATCCGTCCGGCAATCTTCACTACGTCAACAGCGAGTACAACGCGACGATCAGCAGTAACGGCTGGTACACGATTGCGGAGTACGGCAGCGGTCGCGCACAAGCGACGTTCCACATATTTGATCAGGATAGCAGCCGTCACAATTACGTTCGCGTCAATGTCGTGTGGTCGTTTGGAAACGGCGGCGCTTATGTAGTCAGCGCCGGTCGTCACGGCTCATCAACTATTCGCCACGTCCGACTGCTGTACAACACATCGGATCAGACTTACGGCGGCGTCAAAGTACAGGTCTATTGCGAAAACGCGGACTGGGGAAGCTGGGTTCTTCGCGTCCGTCAGGAGACGCTCGGAATCAGCGGATGGGGAGCCTTTACGCAAGTCACGCCGACGCTGGCTAATAGCGTTAGCAGCTTTGCGGAGTACTCTCGCGCAAGCAACGCCAACGATAACGGCTGGCTGTCTGTCCCATCCGGTCTTTACATCGGCGGAAATACAACCCTTCACGCAGGTAACTACCAAGACTACTCGCCAACAAAAACTGGCGGTGGCGCTAGCGGGACATGGGGCATAAACGTAACTGGCACTGCGGGATCGATCAGCGGGTACAACAATCCTACAACTTCTGCGACCGGAAACACTATTGTTTACCGAGACGGGAATGCAGATA